TCGCTAATGTTGTCACCTGCCCAGAAGCGTTTGTTGTCTGAGCGCATACGTTCACGAATGACTTGCGATAGGTTTTTACTTGTTTCCGTCATTTTATTCCTTAATTTCAATTGTTCTAAGATCTGGGTATGATTTATATTTAGGTGTTGTGTCAGTTAGTTTAAATTTTTTTAATTCTGCTAATGCTAATTCTGCTTCTTCGATGGTAGGCCTATAATGATAACCAACTTCGAACACACGTTGTTCGGTCCACGGCACTTGAGTTAAATCTCTACCATCATATCGCATGCGAAGTAAACGTTTATATTTGTGTTCGTCATCTAATAGTATAGCACCACCTCTGCCTGTTTGTAAAGGCTTGTCATAACCAAAACTTAAACATTGCATTGAGTTTGGTCGATACATATTGGGTTCCAGTCTGCGAGCACTATCCCAAATTCCGGTATCGTGAAAATGATATTCACCAATCCACTCTTGCTTGTATTCATCGGAGTAATTAAACTTAATCTTTAACTTGTGCATCAACATAGGGATACTCAAGTAAGTGTAAGGAGTAAAACTGCAATGGTAAACTCCTTCTAATCGAAAACAAAGTTCGAGTGCATGAGTACAACAGTCAGTCATAACTGCGTAAGGAGCATCAGTGTACTCCGCCAGTGCCTTTTCAAATTCAAAGATTTTATCGAATGTTGTCAACTAGTAACTCTGCACTAAAAAAATGTTTAGATAAATCGTATGTTTGTTTCTTTAATTGTGGTAACCTTTTTTCGTAGTGGGTCATAGTTACAACAATGTGATGACATAGTTCTTGTTTATGTCGAGTGTATGATTCAAACGACTCTGACCAAGCACTAGGATACTTAAATCCTTCGTGATACATTTCTGTATAACTTAGTCGATTTGGTACCATAGGTATGGCATCGACAATAGCACCTTCATAACACCCAATACCTAATGTTTCTTGTAAGCTAGCACTAAACACGATTTTGGCTTCGCCTAGAATATTATGATATTCGTTTTTGGTAAGTTGTTGGTCCTGACACACAACAAACTCATACTCGGGTAATTGTTTAGCTAAGTCACGGAAAATTTCGACTTGCTTTTCAGGAGCAATACGATGTGGGAACACAATCAAGTCGCGTTTTTCCATTCCTTTATACGGAGACAGCGTTTGATCCATATATTCCATTGGCCACCCGGTACGTATAATTTTATTTTTTTCAATATAGGTAACTTCATTACTACTTCTGTCGACACCCAATATTATATCACTGAACATATCAATATGGAAGTCTGTGGCAAAATAATTATAGTCGACAGCGTGAAAGAACGATTTTTCTGCGTGACGTACCCAAGGTGTATTACCAATTAGTCGTCCCAAAAAGTCTTGTGGATCATAACTGCCAGCATGCCATAGTGCGTGGATCTTAACAGGAATGTTAAGCAATTCACTCATGTACTTTAAGTTAATAATGCCTGGATGCCAAGCATCAGTAAAAATAAAGTGATCACCGCTGTGAATTCGTCCAGCGCAAAACAATCTACCAATCTTTTCAATTTGATTAGACTTGTAGATATTAGTGCCACCAAAATTAAGAAAGGCGCCAGGAGTAGTGGCACTAGGAATATCCGCAGGGCCATCGATAACTTGTACATTGTGACCTGCCTCCGTAAGTAGTTTGGGTACATGAGTTTTCCATTGAGCAGTATATCGTGTTTCAACTGCTTCAATATCTACAATGTAAACATTTGCCATGTTTATTAATTCTGTTGTTGATGGCGTCGTAGCCAGTTTCGTTGTTTTTCAAATTTTCGATAAGTTTCGCTACGATACAAATCTTTTTCGTCAAATTTAATCATAGCCCATGCGCAATAATCTCGATATTGCTCCAAGTCTTCGAAGATTTTATTGACTTCTGGTTTCATGACAAGATATTTGTCTATCCATTTTTGTTTTGCCATTTTTTAGCTTCTCCTAAAAATTAATTTTTTTCAAGTAAGTTATACAGTTCTTCACTGCTAGTTGGGAATAAATCGAGACCGTGGCATTTAAGTTCGTAACCGTGTGTTCGCAGCCTCTGTTGTATTATAGCTTGGGTAAGTACATTAAGTCTATACCTGTGCCATTCAAAATCCTCGTTATGTAACGTTTTTTCGACGATTTGACCAATTAAATTAAATTCGTCGAATATGTATTGTTGTTTGTCGGTCCACTCTTTGATAAAAAGTTTTCGTTTGTTGTCGTTTGATGGTGTTAAATTGCAATATTTTGTTATGCGTAAAAATTCATCTTCTAAATTACTTAGTAAATCAACGTTGTTAATAATTAATTTATTAATGTGAGCTGTATCTTTTTCTATATGGATCCATTCTTTTATTCTGCTAAGGTATTGCAAACTAATCCATTCTCTTAATTCCCATGTTGACATTTCTGACCAATGTGTATAATTAGGATTCCATTTAGATACATCTACACCACTTCCTTCACCTAAAACACTTGCGGGGCCTTTGTTAAGCCCAATCGCAACTTTACGTGAATGAAATATTAAATTTAATTCAGCATCTTGTACATTTTTAGCTCGTATAAAAATATTTTTTGATTCATTTAAATTTCCAGGCCAATTATCCAAAATACTTTTTAGTTTTGCATTCCGAAATGGATAAATTGGTGTTGCAATTTTTACTTCATCAGGCAAATAGGTTAAGTGATCGAGCTCATGAGGGTGCCATTCTTTCTTTACAGAGTGCATCGATCCGTCAGACCTAACTTCGACTTCTTCGCCGGGTAAAATTTCTTCGGTAAACTGCCTTAGTAGATATTCTAATGTAGTACCGAACATACCAGGGACAAAGAAAATGTTTATCATTAAACTTTTAGTGATTGAACAGGGCGGTGAGTTTCATATTTAATAAGTGCGCCGTTTTCACCATCTTCGGCCACTTCAATCCAAACTGCTCTGTCAGGATATCTTGTTGCAATCTGCACATACAAATCGTCTGCCATCATTTCGCATGACTTGTAATCCAGTGCAAGAATACCATCCTTGTATAAGTTTTCCAACCAACGTTTAAATTGGATAAACTCGATGTCTCTATCATTATGTAGCACATCAATCCATACACGGAAGTGAAAGATATGTCGATGTGGTACGCCCAAGAAGCTGACATCATATTCGTCACCTGTTGCTAGTGCAGGATCTGTTGCCGCTGCCGGATAACGATGGATACCTTCCTTGCGGAATGTTACCCAGATTTTACGCTCCGCCGCTGACATGATGCGCTCTTGTTGTTCTGCTAATGCTTGTTGTCTTTGTTCCATCATTCGTTTTCCAATACTGTATCGCCTACATAATCTTTCCAATCAGTGTAGACTTCTCGTTTAAGTAATTCATTAAGTGGATGACACCAAACACCTGGATTAGTGTCGCCCCATGTGTTGTCGTCTATCTTTAATGTTGCATGATAGTTATACTGTTTAATATATGGCAGTTTAACACTGATCATAGGAATGAATGTGTTGTACTCACACCAACCTTCTTCATGCAAATCCTTTGCATACTCTACACCAAAGTCTAATGTAACCCAATAGTCTTTTGCTAATAAAGGTGTAATCATATCGTTCCATTGTGCCCATTCAAACGGATTAGTAGGGTGGAAACTTTGGCTTGTACCAAAATATAGATGTCGAACATCATGTTCTTTTGCTAGCGCAATAATATCATCTACAGGTTGTACACCTACTACAAAAAGAGTCTTCTCTCCTTTCATAATAGTATGCTCTACCTCAGTCCCCACAAAGTAAGTAACCATTTTACGACTATCTGTATCTAAACTCATATTATTCCCAAAAAATGTATCCACGACTGTAAAATTCCGGACGATTTAATCCGTCCTCGAATGCTTCTTGCCACTCTGTATTTCTATTATACCCGGCTGTCCAGAAGTTGTCAACTACTAGTTCGCCCTTTTCGATTCGATTACCTGCTTCCCACATACATTCGATAAAATCGGGATCACGTGGACTAGGACATTCGATGGTAATATTTTTCCACAGAGCCTTTTGAAAATCGGTTGTTGATTCTTTTAGTGGGCAACCAATTAATATTCTGGCATTGTCATTACATAACTCAAGTACTTGGTCAAAATTAACAGTACCATTTAGTACAATAACATTGTCGTACTTTTTGTCAGGAATAGAAGACAGTAAAGGAATATTGATAGCATCCCATTCGTCCTTATTACTACTGCCCACCACGTCAATAGTATTCACTCGTATTATTGACGGCTTCTTCAGGTATTGTGCAATAACGTGTGACAAAAAGCCAGACCCAATAATTAGTGTTGCACCACTTTGTGTTCTAAAACCAATGTTTAGCGCACATGCAACTGGCTCTAAGATATATTTAGGATCCGCTTCGGGCACTTTGACATACTCATCTTTACGTACATTGTAGTAATCAGCATAAGCAGGTTCGCCACGAGTAGCAACATAATCTCCTACTATTACATCATCTACCGCACTGCCAACGTCTACAACCAATCCAAGTCCTTCGTGTCCCTGCATACTGAGTGGCAATGGACCAAAGTCTCCTACCATCATGTCAATGTCACTACGGCATACACCAGTAAAGACTGCTTTAACACGAATGTCTTTTTCACCAATAAACGGCAGTTCATATTCAGTTTCAAAAAACACACCGTCTCCAGTAGTTTGTAGTACCCTATTTTTCATCGTGTATACTGCTTGGTTATTGTTGGACCATTTGAAGTAAAATCCATCCCGGCTGCTCGACCTTCATATACTTTACCGTTGTAGTTCATACTAATTTTCATTTCAGCAATTGCTACGGTTAGGAATTTGCCTTCTGCAAAGGACATGACATCTGCTTCCATAGTAATGCCATTTGAAGTACAGGTTAATTTAACTTTCATTTTGAAAACCATTCATTATATCATGTATCCAAACATCTTGGATTAGTTGATTTTGCCAAAAATTGCTCTCATTCAAGTTTTCCCATGCAGTTCTGATCATAATCTCATACGCTTCTTCAGGACATAGGCCTAACTCAAATGTAAATACTGGACCTTTATTAACAATAAACTCTAGACCAATATTGTTTATTTTGTCACTACGCCAATCGGCGATAAAAATAACAGTTTTATCGTTGTAACGATATTCCAATTCAACTCGGTCATCGACATCGTATACACCATCTACAACCACATCGCCATAATCACTGTTAACTAAATCTTCTAATTTCCATTGTTGAGTGCTGTATTTAGAAACAACTTGAGACTTAGTTAAAAAGTCAGGAAAAAATGCTGTGTAATAACTTAGTAAATGGGGCAACAAATCTCTGCTTACTCCGCCATATGCCAGTTGTTTATTTGTAAACCAACTACCAGGTTTAGGTATACGATTTTTATTAATCCAATTAAGTTTGATTACATCAACCGTTTCTGCTAACTGTTTATATGTTGCAAATTCCGATCTCCATTGATTATTTTTAACCATCATAAATCTTGTTTTTGGATGAGTGTGTATTAAGGTCATCCAATTTTCGGAATTGGCTACACCAGGTTTTTCTATAAAAACAATTTTGGCGTAAGGAGCAACTTGATGTGCTATGTTGAAATGTGTAAAATTTGGTGTGCAAATGTGTACAGTATCAAACATAGAATGGACAGACAATGCTTGTTCCACTGATGTGTAGTCTGCCCCAACTTCTGGGTTTGTATCTACCGTTACAATTTTTGCACCAATACGAGTCAGTACGTCGCGGTATAGATTGCCTATACCCATGCCTACAATTAAACTTTTCATTAAACTAGTATAGTTGATTTTTAATTAATCGTCAAGATGTACAGTCTCGTGATCGTACTCCCACTGCAACTTATTCAACCGTCTGATTTCATCTTTCAGCATGAGTTTTTTCTTTTTCAGCTCTTGGATCTCTGAATCTTTGAATACGCCACTGGCCAATTGTGCATTAATTTTTGTATCTAATACACGATGACTTTCTTCTAAATGTTTAATCTTGCTAGTATACATGTGATCATCCTTAAAGAATAGGTTGAGTGAATTTTTCCGGCATTACCAATTGTGTTAGGTCTCTTTGTAATCCCAATTGGTGTTTTGGCATAGCATTAAATGCTAGGCTATATCTATTTACTTGAGATTGATTAAGCATAACACCGTGTTTTAAATAACTAGGGAACATTACCAGCATGTGATTTTCCACAGTTAATTGAGTTTCTGTGTGTTTATATACAGTATCAACGAAAGTAGATAACGCAGGTCTCATTACATAATCCGAAGGATCTATATTTTTATGAAAAACAATTCCTTCTGCGCCTTCAATATTATCAAAATACAAAACCCCGCTAATAATACTATTAGCATGTATATGAGGTGTGTGCATTTGATAAGGTCGTTTGATACTTACCCAACTTTGTGTTATATCAAACTCTCCAGCAAAACACAATACATTGTTAGCAAAATCATTAACAAAGTACGCTAATTTATCTCGTAACTGTTTATATTCAGGTAAGTCTAAGACATAATTGTTTTCACTTTGAACACCAAAATTAGCAGTAAAGTCGTGCTCCGGTGTTACAACTACTTCTTTAAGACTTTTTACATCTTCATCTGTAACTGCATCATGCTGAACATAAAGCGGAGTGGGAAATAAACTTATTACTTCCGCATTGCCGACTTTAACGTTTTCAGCTGATAGTTGTTTCCATTGCTTAGTGTTTTTAAATTCTTCTTCAGTCATTTTGTTCTAATGCTTCCAATGCAGATTCATCTAAGTCGCTATCATCTCTGTGAGGCACTTCTGGTTCTTCTGTTTCAAATAAATTAAAGAATTGTGTTTTGCTATTTACAGTCTTTTTACCAACTGCGCCACGAGTTCCCACAATGCTCATCCAATAGCGATTATAATGTTCGACTAGTTCTTCTGCTTTACCTCTGTCGCTAGTGGCAAAAATAGCATCAACGATATCACGGAAATAATGTCGATCATACATCCTAAAATTCTTCTTGTCGCCTGTACTAGCAACCAACATACCTGGATACAGTCCTGAATCGTATTGTCGATTGGCTTCTTGGACAGCGTGTAAGTGCGTCCACACATTATGCCCCATTTGTAAGGTATAACTAAATGAATCCCAACTAGTACGTCCTTCTTTGCCAATCTTGTTCAAATCTCCCGGTGCGTAGATGCAAACATCTTTAATCTTTAAACGCTCACTAACAGGACTTTCTAAGAATGTATCAAAGATTCGATCTTGTAATACAGCGTCCCGGAAAGTTCTAAAGTCGTTAGAATATTTTTTATCATCTACACTAGCCTGCATCAAGTAACTCCATTTACTACGATCTTCCATAGTGATATCGTAATAAATTTGTCCATTAGCAGTTGCAAGGAAAGGACTAGCACAGTCAAAACTAATAGTAAAGTCTGGGTTATGATACTTACGAACAGCACGTTGTACATCTGTCAACAAAGTAGCCCACTCCAGTTTACTAGTGCCCAAGAAGTGCATCCAATCGTGTAAACCTTGTTCTAATAACCCATCAAATCGTAGCGCAACCAGACGTTTTAATGCCAAGTGAATGTCACACATGTTCTGACCTCCCATTGCCCAACCTTCAAATGGCTGTGCATGTTTCTTGGGGTCACAGTAGTGTTTCATCTGTTCGTACCAGTCATCGGCTTCTGCGTGTGTTTCGCCTTGTAGTACATTTAAGAACTTACAGTTACCGTTGCGGTTCTGCATAAAGTAATCGTTATTGATACTTGTTCCTGCTACTGCTTCAGCATAGGTAGTAATACCGGTTGCTGCCTGTCCCGCAGGACTACGAGCCACCCAAGCGGGAATATCGAGGATCATACCTCGATCCATGTAAGCATCCATCCATGCAAGAACTTGTTCACGTTTCTTTTGTGCTTTAGGACAGTTGGGATCTTTCCAATCACCTTCCCAAACACCTTTACCAATTTGGAAGCCACCCGAGTCACCTAGTACGAAAGCGTTTTTTCTGTCACGCTTACGAACCATATCATCACGTCCTTCTGTTTTGTTAACGTTTAAGTCTGCGTGTCCTGCTGAATACAAACTCCAATGATAGGTAAAGTAACCCTCATTTTTATTCATCCAGTTAAGACCTTCAACCCCATGCTCGAAATCTTGCGGAACTCGTGCGGGATCGATATAGTTAGGATCTAACTGTTGCTTACTAACATCGCGAGCATAAAAACTACTAAGTGCAGGTAAAAATACTGCGTAGTCTTTTTGTTTTGCGGTTAAATCATCTTTAGTTGCCATTTAATACGTACCATGTCCGTTCTTCTGCGGTAAGTGACTTTTCTAATTCTTCGATTCGTTCTTTTAAAACACTAATGGTGGTAAAAATATGCCCGCTGTCCTCGGGCATAATTTTAGATCTTAATACTTTAACTTCGTGTTCTAATACTCTAAGAGTAATTAAACTATCATAGTCCATTATTTTGTCTGTGCAGGAATAATATAACTGTAATCTGCAATGCCACTATCAACAGTAATCATTGCGGCGCCTTCGTCGCTAATTTTAAATGTCTTATCGCCCGGCAAACTTAAAATGCTGATCACAACAGACACAGGCCAGGCCCATGCTTTACTCAGTGTTCCTGAAACATCTGTTTGGAATACAAAATTGCCTGCGTGACTGCTATGGTCACCAAAGAAAAACTTCAAGTCTGTGCCTTCTGTTTTTGCAGTAAATGTAGTTTCTTCGCTGTTGGCACTGGCCTGAAACTTCAATCGCTGAATACTGGCAACACTAGGAACAATATCTACGTTCCACTTGACGCCTTTGAATTTAACTGTTTTTAGTTTGTCATTGACAATTTCAGAACTCATAAAACGATAATCGTTCTTAAAGTCGACAGCTTGGTTTACAAAATGTACTCCTACTGGAACTGATTCGTCATTACGATCCTGACGTGTTACTGTGATGTTGGCGTTTTCTCGATATTCGGGAATATTAAGAATAGTGTTTAGTTTACCCAAGTTAGGCATACCAAATGTACCAATAAAGTCTGCTACTACGCCTTTGAATTTTGCTTGCACGATTACACTACGATCTTCTGCTAGTGCTTCTAGTGCTGTTTCGCTGTCGGTCCCGACAATTTTAACTAAGTCAATAACACCCAGCTGATGAGTGTGTTGTACGATATCTAATAGGTGATCTTTCATTTTCTGTTCCTTGCTTTTTCGATCATGTCATGCAAAATATAAGGTTTATATTTGCCTCTCATAATATTTTCTGGTGTATCCAAGTTTAGCTGTATTGCAATCTGATGCAATCTAGTAATTTGTTGTTTAGTATAAACTCTTTTCTCGGGCTCGTCAATAGGAATCCTTCCCTTAATTTGTTCTATAGTTGCCAAAGTTTGATGCGCTTTAATTGTAAACAACTCTCCTGGTTTTTTGATTTCTATCCAATGAATGGATTTCTCCTCAGTGCCATGATAAACTATTTCGAATCCAAATTTGGTAACTGTTTCATTTAATAACCATTTGGGCATCCAACTTTTTTGTCCTTCTTCTGCAAACACCGCACACTCTTTTCGTTCGCAATCATTATAACTAAACATCATTGTTCCGCCTGGACGCAATAAATCAAAACATTGTTCCAGAAACTCTGAAGTATAGTCTAACGGAAAGTAGTCAAATACATTCCATGCAAAAATAAATCCTATTTGATTCTTAGGCAATGCACTAAGGTCTCTGTCTGTTTTGTTTACACTCTTGCCAATTTGGTATCTACGAATTCTTCTTTGATAAGTTGAATTAAATTGTTCAGTAGCTGAATATAAAAACTCTTTATAGACGTCTACAAGGTATAAAGGATCACCGGCAACCAAATATCGTGTCCACAATCCATCTCCGGGCCCTATTTCTAAACACGGATACTTCCAGGAAGTATACTTATTGATTCTAGTTAGCACTACTTGTTCTGTGTCTGGCCCTATTACTGTTTTTCTTTGTTCTCTTTGGGCACCTTCGCCTACAAAATCAACAGCAATTTGATCGTTAATTTTATATCCATGCTTGTACCAATCCCGTGTACGTTCGGCGATTTCTAAGTTAATTTCTTTAACAGTATTTTTTATATGCGTGTCGACAGACTCTAAGGTCATATTTAATGTACTGATATCACTACTAACTTGCTCTACCCCAGGATGCGAACTTGTTAATAGCTGTTGGACATGGGTAAGTGCTTTCATCTCGTCAGACAAACCTCGAGTCGAGATTCCATTTAAAATATAACTGATGTCTACCAGTTCACTTATTTTCATACCGCAAGTCTGTTAAGTTTGTATAATTTATTTTACTATTATTTAGGCTACGAAGAATATTTAGAAAAATTTTATATTCGGGATGATTTTCTTTCCAAACGGCTTCTTGATCAAACTTATCAAAAGTCCCCCAATCTACAATTTTTTGAAAGTTGATTTCATCTACACCTAATTCATCGCATATCTTTACATAAGCAGGCATGTCATAATAATTTCGAGTCTGTACTACAAAGTTCGCAGTGACTATCATGTTACTGTAATTTTTTTGTTTCCACTTAACTAAAAATTCTACGTTTTCTAATAACTTATTCCAGTCACCGCCTCGCCTAGTGGCACTATATGTAAGTTTTCGTCCTGCATCAAAACTAACTTTGGTTCTGACTATTTTTTTATGGATGCCTGCTAGTTTATCCCAGTGTGCTTTCATTAGCATACCGTTTGTAATCAATTCTACTTCAACATCATTGTTGTTGAGATTTAATAAAGAAAGCAAGTGTCGATATATCAGACTAGCAAAGGGATCGCCATCACCACTTAATGTAAATTTGATCCAATGATCGTGATTGTTAATTAACTTAGCAAGGTGCTCTGCGATTTTTAATCTACGCTCGTATTCTGGTCCTTCGTTAATAAAAATAAATTCTTTCCGACAACTGGGACAAGTTAAATTGCAACTGCTGTCGATTGAAAAATTGATCCAATTAACAGTATCTGGTCTATGGTCTATGCGATTTTCTAATTCGCCTTCTTGTATAATGCTACAAGTATTATGATCACAATATCTGTAACTACCGTCTAGTATACTAGACTGTATGTCTCTTGCTATAGGACTTTGGACAATTTCCTGCAGGCTATTGAATTCCCAAATTTTACCAACACTAATAGGTAGCCAGGCTTGACATATACAAACATAAACGTCACCGAAGCCATCCACTGTAATAGTATTAAATGGATGATAGCAATACTTGCCTTTAAGTTCTAAGTTTTTGTCAAAGTTCATTCCTCGCTGGTGATATGTCCAACGATGGTCTTCTGCTACATCTTTATCTGTTAACTTTTTCGGATAGGCGTAAGCAGAATTATTAAGTGATACAAGTGGAATTATTTTATTCAAAACTAAACAATGCGTCGAACGTTGTGTTAATGTCTGTATTTTCGCTGATTTGCCAGTCCAACACACCCAATAAGTTTTCTACTTTTTGATCCACAATAGTAGACTCCATTAAGTCCTGGTCAAACGGCAAATCTTTAAACCATTGCGGGATGTGTGTCTCATCTGTAGGATAAGCAACACTAGTATATCCCAGTGGATTTGCTTTTAGTTTACATACTATAACTTTCATTCCATCTACAATAGCAATACTGTAGTTATCGCTGTGCATTCGACGTAGGTTATTCCAGTTCATTGCGGCACGAACGTGCCCGGGCATGTTAGCTTTACCAAGTCGTTGTTCTTCTTTGCTATATTTGGTCAAGTTGTTGACACGTTTAGGGGTACCTTTTTCCCATGCCGGACGTTCTTGGAATTCATATTTAAATTCTCTAATACGTTCAATGAGTTCTTCTCGTTGCGATCCTGTAAGTAATTTAAGCAATAGCTCACTTAAGAAGTCTTGAATGACTTTGGGTGTATCACTTCGTTTTAGGTCTAATCCCATGGCTTTTACTTCACCTGGTTTACCTTTTACGTCTTTGCGTTTGCCTTCTTTGTCATAGATTAATGCGGCATAACGTTTCTTTTTAATGAACAGACCTTTACTAGCAACGATCTCTCGACCACCTTTAATAATAGAACCATTAGTTCTAGGACAGTGGAAAGCACGTTCCATAAAAGCAGGAAAACTTTCATTAACTTGATCGGCAATATTATCATAAACTTGGATAGCAATGTCTTTATTCCATTGCATTCTGCCAGCATTTACATCATCTTTTACTGCGGGCCACGCACTAAAGTATACCGAGTCAGTATCACCATAGATAACAGCATCGCCTGTGTGGTCATAGTTGCCAGTAATTGCTTCGTTAACAAATGCATCCATATGTTTAGCAATACATCTTCCAGTTAATGTGGTTGACTGCCCAATCCTATGATCAAAGAACCTACAGCCTGGATTCAAAATAGCGCCATACAAACTGTTCAAGTTAATTTTCTTAACCAACTGCCGCTTGTCCCAATATTCGATATCTGCTTCGTTACCTTGGGCAATGCAATCTTTAAGTTTAGCCTGCATTTGTTTACGTTCAGCATACCATCGTTCTAGCAAGCCCGGGATAATGCCTTTTCGTTCAATTGTAAAGATAGTGCCATTGGCACTGAGTACCCAAGGTTTATTACTATCAAATATTAATCGCCAAACATCTGCGGCACTGACAACATCACTAGTACCATCCTGCTCCCAGTCTATTGTAAGTTCAACAGTAGGATCACCTTTCATGACTGCTTCATATTCTAAACAACCAAACAAACCTTCCCATGCAGCCGCAAAACTCGAACCTTCGGTTATTTTGTTACTGATGTAACGGTCCGTCATTATTGGTCTGACTTGTCCGACGATAGTTTCTGGCCCCATGTTGAGGGCTCTAATAGCCGAGGGATAGAGCGAGTTGATGTCGATTGCGGCAACGTAGTCGTGCATCCCTGTTTTGGGATAAGCAACATAGGCACCTGCCGCCTGCGTGTCAACTCCTTCCTCGTCTCGATTTTTTCTGTTAGGTACGACCAATCCAAAACTGTGTGCTTCATTTATAATTGCCTGCTCCGTGGTTGCTACTGCGCCCATTGTAGTCTGCAACAAAACTGTGTTGTCATGTGCAATGGTGTTAGCCAAATCTAGAAAGCGGAGTTTCTTATCTAGTTTTGCTAACAGTCGAGTATCCTGTCTGTTGTATTCAATAAATGTATCGAAGTCTCTATTATACAACTGATCTAGTGTGCCTTCGTAAGCAGTCTTACGTTCTTCTAGTTCATATTCACCAATGGCATCTAAACTATAACTATGACGTTCTTCATAGGTATACTTTCGATAAAGTTGCATATAGTCCATATGCACACGGCCAATCAAATCAAATGTGATGTTACTAGCACCAAAGCGTTCAAACTCACGTTGTTTGGGAAACTGTCCCCACAAACAAAGTCTGCGTGTATCGTCTTTACTAAGCACACGAGTAATGCGTCCTACAGTATAAGGAATATCAAAGCCTTCGCTGTTCCACCCACTCAAGATGTCAGCGTCATCAATTAAATCCAAAAACGTTTTAAGTAAATCGTCTTCTCGTTCGAATAAAAAACAATCCGAATGTTTACTGCAAATTTCTTCAGCAGTTTCCCAACTCATTGACTTAGGAGGAATAGCCAGCGTAACTAACTTGTCCATCCAATCTAAATACACACTGATAGCAGTGATAGCATTAAACGGATCTTCAGGTCGACTAAAACCTCTTTCGGGATCAAAGTCGACCTCAATGTCAAAAAATGCTGTTTGTAATTTAGGCGGTTCCACACCCAGGTAGTTTTCTTCCAAACATCTAAATACAGGTTTGATGTCACTTTCCCAAAGTCTTTTACCACTTTGTATACGCATTTCTTTTTGGAATTCTTTGCCTTGTCTTGTGGCAAAACGTGTCACTGGAGTACCATAAATTGTACGGTACTTGCCCTTGGGGTCATCATAATAGAACACATAGTTGGCAGGGAATTCTTGATAGCGGCGTTCACCATCGATTCTTTCAACTATATGAATCGTGTCTCTTTGTCTGTCAAATAGTGCGTCTACGTAGCTCATTTTGTTAATTGTATATGATGTTGTATAAGGCTGTCAATTTCTTTACCAACCTTTTCCATTGTTGTTTTATATATTTCTGGCAAAACGTTATAAAAATGATTATGATTGTGATTCAAAATGTCTTGTAACTGATTTGTTACTTGATGTTCTAAATTATTCAATGATTGATTGCCTAATCGTTTTATTTCTCGTAAAACTTCCTGCAATAATTCATCTGCGCTGTCATATGACTCGTTGATAACTGGTTCGAAAGTTTTGAATCCTAACTCTTGCAGTTCTTTTAAACTATTTCTTCCACCGTACACAATAAATGGTTGTTTCATTGCAATCGGTTTCCAAATTTTTTCTGTAAAAAATGGGTAAGGACCTGCACCTCCTGCATAAGTTTCAAATACAATATGTATCAATGATTCGTTATATAAATCGGCATTGTTTATAGACCAATCCCATGTTCCCGGAATAAATGTGTGTTCGTCTTCTCCAGGCAAGTATCGCGGAATATGTTTTTTTATTTCTTTCAGTTTAAACTTATTATCTCCCAACTTATCAAATCTATTAAGATAAAACCCTAAGCCCTCATTAGCTAATAACTCGTCTAATGTCTTGTCTCGTTCTTCGCCTACGTAGGAAAAATGACTTTGATTAAGTAGTCGTTTACTTTTTAAAAAATAACAAAATAAAACTAGCCGACCATAATCGAGCCTATTATTCAAACTTATAAAATGTTTTTGTATATTTTTTATTACGGGCTTTGGTGTTACATATTTTGTATACCAACTATAAAAAGAAGGAATATAATAAAATTTTGCAACGTCTTTATATTTTTCTTCTAGTTCCAAATCGTACTTGTGCGGTAATAAAAATATATAAAAGTTATTTTTTTCTTTGGCTGTTTCTAAATAAGGTTCGTACTGACTAGGATACAAATAATCTCCTATTTGTGTACAAATAAGAATTTTGTTTGAGTCATCTAAAAATTCGGGCTTTAACAGGATATCTGCATCCTGGAATTTTACATTTTCCGGATACTTATCCACCAAATAACGTAACTCTTGAAAAACTAATTTTATATCATCCGACTGCATATATTAATCTTACCAATCCCACGGTATCGATGCTAACTAGCAACATGTAATTACTTAGCATGCCAAAACTCTTACGAGTCCAAGCACTCCATCCAAAAATTAAGCATTGTGCAATAAAAATTGGATAAAGAATTAAAAACGGTGGGTTGGGTAGTGTTGCTGCCATAGTGATAGCACAACCAATACTGGCTAACCATGCACTAACTTCGAGTACAAACCTTAATGGCCATGCTCGAAAATCGGCAACAATCCACCGATAGATATCAATAACAATATTTGATATCAAAGTGTTTTACCAACAGTTTCTAAAATGGTATTTAATTCGTCGTGATCTCGGTTAGTCTCACCTAGTTTGGCTTTGTGTGCAATCTTAACTGCTTTTTTCAATGTAGCAGGTTTAATTTCTAATTCTTCTGCTACTGCTTTAATGGTATCGTTTAGACCTGCGTTCAAGTCTTCGATTTCTTGCAATACAGTCATGCCTTCATTAACCAGCTGGGTAAGTTTAATTTTGGCTTCTGCATTAAATGTACGGTCATAATCTGACATGGATTCTCCTAAAAATGTTATTTTACACTAAATGTAATCGAGTGTCAAAGGGAAAATGCTCACTTTATGGGTTCCGGTAGCGAATCGGATTACCAAGCCCAGCAGCCGGGCCATCCTCGTAACGCAAGTTACGGTCCTAAGGATGATCAGTTAGTTTCTTAACAAATCGACCATTCGAATTGCAAGATCCCTAAACCATTGTTCGTTATGTCCCCTGGTAGTTTCAGCCGCTGTGCCAATCCTGACCCCGCTAGTTTCTACAAAAGATCTGAGTTCTCCAGGTACAGCGTTTTTGTTAACAGTAATCCCGTGTTTTTCTAATAAATTAGCATACTCTTTACCACTGTACTTTTCTATACCCAAATCTAAAGTAAACATATGGCAATCAGTGCCATCGCTTACAATATTAACGCCAGCTTTTTTAAATTCTTCTACCATGGCCCGAGCATTTTTAATTACATTATCTGCATAAGTTCTAAATTCTGGTTGCATTGCTTCGTGTAAGCATTGGGCCTTGGCTGCAATAATGTGCATTAACGGGCCACCCTGTGTTCCTGGAAATATAGCATTATTAATATGAGCAGAATATTCTTCATTGTTCCAAAGGATCATTCCTCCTCTAGGACCTCTTAATGTTTTGTGTGTAGTAGTTGTTACAATATCAGCATGTGGGAAAGCACTAGGATATTTGCCAGCGGCAATTAGTCCACTATAATGGCTGATGTCGGCTAAAAATATAGCACCACATTTATCTGCTATACCTCTAAAAGTATGCCATGCAATTTCTCTACTATAAGCACTAGCACCTGCAATAATAATCTTAGGTCTGTGTTCTAATGCCAATCGTTCTACTTCGTCATAATCGATTATTCCAGCATTGTTTACATGATACTTAACGCCATTAAACCATTTACCGCTAACATTAACGTGACTACCGTGACTTAAATGTCCGCCATTTGCAAGATCTAAACCCAAGACAGTATCTCCCGGATTTAAAAACGCTTTAAATACCGCAAGGTTAGCATTAGCACCGCTATGAGCTTGTACATTTGCATAGGAACTACCGAATAGTCGAGTCGCATACAAAATTGCAAGTCTTTCGATGTCATCGGCATATTCGCAACCGTTGTAGAATCGTTTTCCAGGCAAGCCTTCTGCATATTTGTTAGTAAAGATGCTACCACAAAGTTCACGAACATCATCGCTTGTGTAATTTTCACTTGCAATTAATTCTATAGTGTGCTTTTGCCTAAATTCTTCCCCGTCTAATATTTTTTGAATCGCTGAATCTATCATAATATACCTTAAAATTGATCTGCTTCTGTTGAATGTTTATTAGCAACTGTGCTTGTAGCACCAACTGCTTCACTAATCAAATCAAAGTAGCCAACGCCAACTTCACGTTGATGTTTAACTGTAGTAAAGCCACGGGCCTGTGCGGCAAACTCACGTTCCTGCATTTCTGAATAACCAGCCATACCACGTTGTTTGTATGCTTCTGCTAATTCAAATGTAGCCAAGTTAACTGAGTGGAAACCTGCTAAGGTAATGAACTGGAACTTGTAGCCTAGTTCACCTAGTTCACGTTGGAATGTTTCACATTCTTCTACAGATAAAAACTTGCGCCAGTTAAAACTAGGACTACAGTTGTAAGCCAACATTTGGTCTGGAAACTCAGCGTGTATAGCATCCGCGAATTGTTTAGCCAACTTGACATCTGGCGTGCTAGTTTCGAACCATAAGAGATCAGCGTAAGGGGCGAAAGCAAGGCCTCTTGCAATGCAAGCATCAATACCATTTTTAAATTTGTAAAAGCCTTCTTCAGTGCGTTCATCAATGATAAAATCCTTGTCTAGTGGGTCGTGGTTGCTGGTGATCAGTGTAGCGGCTTCTGCATCTGTGCGAGCCATAATAACAGTATCTGTGCCAGCAACGTCACTTGCTAGTCGTGCGGCTTGTAAATTACGAACTGCTTGGCTAGTTGGAATTAAAACCTTACCGCCTAAGTGTCCGCATTTCTTTTCACTAGATAGTTGATCTTCAAAGTGTACACCTGCGGCGCCTGCTTCAATCATGGCCATCATTAGTTCGTATGCGTTTAATGCACCACCAAAGCCTGCTTCTGCGTCTGCTACAATAGGAAGGAAGTAATCTGTAGTTACTGAACCTTCTGAGTACTCAATAGCATCAGCACGACGGAAAGCATTATTGATGCCTTTTACCACATTAGGTACACTGTTAACTGGATACAGACTTTGATCTGGATATGTTTGTAGTGCTGTGTTGTTAGCGGCAGCTACTTGCCAACCTGACAGGTAAATTGCTTTCAATCCTGCTTTGGCATGTTGTACTGCCATCTGTCCGTTGTAAGCACCTAGTGTGTTGATGTAGGGTTCAGTTGCCAACAGTTCACGTAGTTTTTTAGCACCACGTGTTGCCAGTGTGTGTTCAATTTGTACACTACCTTGTAGTCGACGAACTGTTTCTGGTGTATAGTTGCGTTTTTTCATTTAGTTCCTTAATAAAATATTTAATTCAGACCACAATTCCTCAAAAGTTTTTTTAGGAGGCATAAAGTGTTCCATCTCTTCTACCCATTTCAAAAACCGCGGCCCTTTAGTTGTATCTTCTTGATCAGTGATTAAACTTTCTTTAATACCATTTAGTGCGCTATCATTGACTGTTAATGAATCTATTTCTTCAATCGCACGTTCGATAATTTTTTTATTGTGTCCAAAAGTTAAAAAACTGTCTGTCGGGAACATAGGATCCACTTTAGGCAAACCCACTTGCCAATTAACTCGTAGGCCGCCCATTTCATCTGCGAAATCATAAAATTCTTTTAAATTTAATGCATTCCACACATGATACACTGGGTGGAATGTAACATGATTCTTTCCAAAATCATTTAACAAAGTCTGTACATTAGATTTAAATAATTGCCAATCGCCACCTTGACGTACATATTCGAACCTATCACCGACATTGTCAAAACTTAAATTCCAATATACATTGGGGAAACGTTTTAATGCTTGATAAACTTTATTATTGTCTAATCTTACACTACCATTTGTTAATAAATCTATTTTAACATTGGGATTAACAATAGATAGTAATCGCTCATTGTATTTTTGCATCAACGGTTCACCACCTAGTAAGTAAACACTGTCAATGGTATCTTTATTTTGCTCTATTTCTTCAAACAGACTTTCTATGTAACCTTTGTTAACGGTTTCTATAGGCATTCCTGAAATTCTTCGCCATTCACTGCTATCTTGTGTATTACAATATCTGCAACTTAAATTGCAAACGTTACTCCATCTAATGTCAATCAATTTCAAGTTTCGTTTATCTGACTTTGGATATTGATCGTTAAATGCAGACATTTGACTAGATCCTGGCGCAGTCTTTTCTATGTCATAACATCCTTGGCAATAACTATGCGGTTTGTTATCTCGTAGTGTATCTCTGATCTCAATAAATTTTTGACCAGAAAACATTTGTTGTATTGGTTGTTCCTGGATATTACCTAGTATATCAGTCCCGCTACAGCAAATTTTAATTTCACCTTGGACATATACAAATAATCCAGTATCAACTGCACTACAGTAATAATTCATAATACCACTTTGGAATAATCGAACACAGATCTAAAAAGCAATCTTTCACCAGTTACATTGTTTCTTTTATGTAGAGTACCGAATTGATCCATTAATAATAAATCGCCCACTTTATAATGATGATGATAAATGTATTTTTCTTGAAACAAATAATCAAATAAGTAATTGTTGAGCCATTCGACGTCTAACGGTTCTCCGCTAATACGATACATATCTACAGTTTCGTACGGATTAAAATATATAGATTTTTTCCCAGTTACTGGGTGTGTTAG